GACCTTATCGCGGTTTCAACGGGCCAAGTCAGGCACCCAGCACCCTAGGACCACAGGGTGAAGGGCCCCCCCGAAGGCTGGCTCGGGGGCACACGAGTGAGACTCGCCACAGGCGGGAAAACGACAAGAGAGGAACCACGGCGGAAAGTAAACCCCCCAACCCCGGTCAGGTCACACCACAGAAACGGGGTTTTGTGGATGGTGCAAGCGTGGGACAGAGCGCACGCACACCAACGAACCTCTAAGAAAGGTACTAGCCTAAGCGTTCTCAGACAGAGGACCCTGGCCACCCAGGCCAGGCACGCACCCCGGGGCAGACCCACGCCCCTCAACAGTCGAGTCCGCACGGGACTCACCCCAACTCAGAAGCGGGCGTCGTAGAAACTTTCAAAAATTCCCGGCTCAGCATCCCACCAGCGTGACGGAGGAGGAGCCGACAACACTCCCCGCGGATGTCCTACGACAGTCCGCCAACAAGTCTCTTCCCACAAGACTTGCTCCTCCGGAGAAATCCCAAAGGCTCTCTCAAAACTGAGTCGTGCCTCACGGCACACGACGACTGCATCCTCAGCCTTCGCCAACCACGCTCCGATCATAAAGTAATCGGACAGTGCATCAACAGGCACTGCACGTCTGTGCTCCGTCTGTGAGAGGACGGAGAGAGCTGCTGACTGGAGAACCGGCACACCAAGTGCGAGAGAAAGCTCGCACATGGCAACACCATTCACCCAACGACGACCAAAAGATGGCTCTCGCAACCATCTATGGCTCGCATAGGCTCCAGACAGCACAGACCTGGGGTCCCTGACCATAGTCCAGCCCAGTGCCTCCCCGAGGAACACTGGAGCCGACCTCCCAAACCTGATACCCTCAACGTACGACACTGGCTCCTCGAGCGTCATCTCAAAACCACTAGCGTCCAGAACCAAGTCGTGAAAAGTGTCGATAACATGCTGGGCGTCGACACGCTCAAAGAAAACTAGTGCATTATCCCCATCAACCAAAATGTCAAAGTTGATGGAGTAGGTCTTCAACACACCGACACACACCGCGAGCATGATGAGCGTGTTGCCATGCCCGTGTTGAAGTCCCCACTAGCTCTCCCGCCCCGCCTGCTAAATTTCACACCGCCGGAGGTAACCCCGGCGAATACCTGGTGACTGAGCACGTCCGCTAACTCGGAACAACCCGAGTAGGCGGCCTTATAAATAGAGTGCTCCTGGCCTATGTGGTTCTCAGTGACGTGAGCCTCGAAGGCCTTGCCGTCAACCTCAAACACGACGCAGTCACGAAACGCTCTGAATTTTTTCAAAATCAGATTAGCGCGTCGTTTCGGACTGAGGCCTTTACCCACAACCCTGGAATTCGATCCGCCGAAGAGCCTCTTGGCTGTGAGATAACCCCACAGCCAATGTTCGAATGGCTTAAGCCAAGAAGCCAACAAAAGATTGAACCTCGGTGATCTTGGGAAAATCATCCTTGGCTTCGCATCTTTCGGTGGTGAGATCTTCTCAGCCTTCAGAAAGGC